TTTGGCCCCCACGGCGTCGGGAAAACGACCTTTGCCGCACAGGCTCCGAACCCGATTTTTATTCAGACGGAGGATGGTTTAGGAATGTTGGAATCGCCGGCATTCCCGTTGGCCGGTAGTGTGCAGGAAGTCCATGACTCAATTGGTGTTTTGTACAACGAGAAGCATGATTTCCGTACCGTGATTCTTGATTCTGCGGACTGGCTGGATAACTTGATCATTCAGGCGGTAGACAGTACGCACAACGAGAAAGAATTGGCGTATGGCAGAGGCGCGCTGTTGTGTGCGGAGCAATGGCGCTTGATTCTTGACGGCTTCAATGCCCTGCGCAGTAAAGGCATGGCGGTTATTTTCTTGGCGCATTGCGAGATTAAGCGGTTCGATCCCCCTGATAGCGACAGCTACGAGAGATATCAGCCGAAACTGCAAAATCGTTCAAGCGCATTAATTCAAGAATGGGCAGATTGTGTGTTGTTTGCCAACTGGAAATCGTTTGTGAAAAGCGAAGCCGTGACTCAGCAAAAGTCCGTTAAAAAGGCCATTGCTTCCGGCGAACGCCTATTACACACCGGCGAAAAACCCGCCTATTTAGCGAAGAATCGCTATTCCCTACCCGATACCCTCCCGATGGACTGGCAAGCCTTCGCTAGTGCATTACCCGTCCCCTTTTAACCCCAACCCAACCCAACCCAACCCAAACTCATTCATTCGTCATTCGGAGAAACACTCATGGCTTATATCGGCACTTTCGACAGCACCACCATCGCCCCGTCAGACTTTTCCGCACTACCCGCCGGTGATTACACCTGCGCCATTACCGCCAGCGAATTCAAGCAATCCAAAGCCGGCGGTCAGTATTTAGCGTTGACCTATCAAGTCCTCGAAGGTCCCAAAAAAGGCCGGATGATCTGGCACAACCTGAACTTAGGGAGCAGCAATCCGCAAGCGGTTGAAATCAGTCAACGCGATTTGTCCGCCATTTGCCACGCGGTTGGCAAAAAAGTCATCAGCGACAGCGCGGAATTGCACGACATCCCGCACGTCCTGACCCTCGGTTACGTCCCTGCGAAGGGCGAATGGCCCGAGAAAAACAACATCAAAAAGTGGTCTACAACCGGCAGCGCATCCCCCGCGACCGCGTTCAAAACCGTCCCCGTCGCCACCCATGCGCCCGTGACCCACGCGCCGACCCCGGCAGCCGCTGCGCCTGCGGGTACACCACCATGGAAAAAGTCGCCGGCTGCGCCGGTTGCGGAATCCATTGATGATGATGTTGCGTTTTAATTCGGTGGAATTCCACCTAATTAGCAGCGCGCGCCATGGACGGCGCAACACTTGAGGGGAACGAGATGTACGAACATATGAGATACACAGACGATCACGATATTTATGTATCGTTAAATGGCGGGATTGATCCAGATATGCAGAGAGAATCTGTAGAACGATGCCAGAAATGCGAATCAGTATTTACGATTGAATGGAATGAAGCCCGCGGGTTTTCTGAAAACGAAGAATATTACTGTCCTGCCTGCCATAACCAATGCGGAGTCAAGTACGCAAGCATGACTCCTAGTTGCTACCTAATCCGGTAACCCGCCATGGCCTCGCTCACCTTCAGCAGTGACCCGACCCTGGCGGCAATGGACGAGGCGCTTGTCGCTTCGTCCGTTCCCGATCCTCGCCCGTATCTGGGCGCTTCATCTATTGGCAACCCGTGCGACCGCGCGCTTTGGTACAGCTTTCGCCATGCCACCACCCGCACCATTCCAGCCGCCGGAATGCGTCGCATCAATGATGGCCATCGTGGCGAACAGGTATTGATTGCCATGCTGCGCACGGTCCCCGGTATCCAGCTATGGACTGAAGACCCGGAACAGCCCGGCCAGCAGATCGGATTTACCGCGTTATCTGGCCACTTTCGCGGGAACCTTGACGGGATTATCCAGGGCATTTTGCAGGCTCCAAAGACGCCACACGTCTGGGAAGCGAAGGTTTGTAATGAAGCGAAAGTCCGTAAATTGGACAAACTCAAACTGGAAAAAGGAGAAAAAGCTGCCTTAGAACTGTGGGATGAAACTTACTTTGCGCAAGCGCAAATCTACATGCACTACCTAGGCTTGACCCGCCATTACTTGACGGTCGCCACCCCCGGCGTTCGGGATATTGTTTCTTGCCGTACCGATTACCAACCCAAAGTCGCGCAACGCTACATCAGTCGCGCCAAGGAAATCATCACGGCGGAACGGCCCCCGCTCAAACTGCGTGACGATCCGGCGTATTTCGTCTGCAAATTCTGCGATCACCATGCGTTGTGTCACGGGACCGCTATTCCCGAAGTGAACTGCCGCACCTGCGCGCATTCCACGGCCCGCCTTGACGATGCGCAGCCTTGGACGTGCGAACTATCCCGCCCGGAAATTAACGCCCAGAAACAGCCCGGTTGTCCGCACCACGCTTTCCATCCTGATCTTCTGAATAACCACGCCGAAGCGATAGGCGCGGATGTGAAAAACGGCGTTATCACGTTTCGCATGAAAGCTGAACCTGGATTGGAGTTTAAAAATGGAATCGGTTGCGTATCCAGCCTTTCCATGCGCGATAAAGACCGGGCCGCGAAAGATACGAAAGCGCCGATTGAAATCCCGATTGAAGACGATGTGCGGGCGTCATTGGCTATGGAAATGACGGTTGAATATTCCGACCTTGCCGCCGGCAAGTTGGATGAAAGCGATTGGGAAAGAATGCCGAATGCCGTAAAGCGCCTGAGTGGGATTTGGGAAGGCGATGACCGGAGATCGCAGGCGCTGCGGGCGGTCATTGAGCAGGCGGACGCGGCGTTTATGGCGCTGGCGGGCGGAGTGACTCTCAATGCAACTTCGTGACTACCAAACCGCCGCCGTCAACGCCGTTTTCGAGTATTTCGAGAGCGGCGCAACCGGTCACCCGTTGATTGTGGCTCCGACCGGTACCGGCAAGAGTCTGATCATTGCCGCCCTCATTCAACGGGTATTAGCCGCCTACCCAACCGCCCGCGTGATGATGCTTACTCACGTCAAGGAGTTGATCCAACAAAATGCCGACAAGTTGTTGAGAGTGTGGCCGGATGCGCCGATTGGGATTTACAGCGCGGGGTTGAAACAATCTGATACCGAGTCGCCCATCCTGTTTTGCGGAATTCAGAGCGTTCATAACCGCGCCAAGGCGCTGGCCAGTGAAACCCGGCCTATCGAACTGGTCTTCATCGACGAAGCGCACCGCGTCCCGCTGACGCAGTCCGGTACTTACCGGAAGTTCATTCGTGACCTCACGGCAATGAATCCGTACCTGCGATTGATCGGTTTGACTGCCACTCCTTACCGCCATGTCCCCGGTACGAAAACGATGACCGGCGGTTATCAGTCCCTCACGGTCGGCGATGACCGGCTATTCACGGACATCGTTTATGACCTGTCGAATGATCTCGTAAAGCTGATTAATCAAGATTACCTATCGGCTTTATGGCCCCAGCCGACCGCATACCGCGTCAATTTGAAGGGAATCAAAATTGAAAACGGCGACTACAAAGCCGATCAACTGAATGCGCTGATGGAACAGAGCGAAGTCGTTGATGCGATTTTAGATGAAGCCATCCCCATGGCGCAGGCTGATGACCGCAAGCATTGGTTGGTGTTTTGTTCCGGCGTGGACGCCGCCCGATTTACCGCCGCCAATTTGGCCGCCAGAGGTATCAGTGCCGCCGTGGTAGCCGGCGATACCAGCCCCCGGGACCGGGAACAATTCATTCACGAATTCCGGGCGGGGCGGTTGACCGCGCTGGTGTCTGTAGGCGTACTAACCACGGGCGTTGATCTACCGAACACCGACTGTTTGATTGTGGCTCGTCCGACGCTTTCTCCATGCCTGTATGTACAGATGTTGGGCCGGGGAATGCGTCCCACCGAGGCCAAAATCAGCATGGAAGGCGACCGCAAGCGCGGCTGTCTAGTTTTGGATTTCTGCGGCAACGTGCAACGCCACGGCCCCATTGACCAACTGACCCTCAAAGCGCCCGGCCCGAAAAAAGCCGAACCGACAAAAGTTTGCCCGGAATGCGAAGCGGAAATCAGCATTTTTGCGAATCCATGCCCACTGTGCGGGCACGAATTCCCGCAAAAAGAACCCGAACCGGTTGAAGCTCCGAAGGCCGGAAAAGGCGCAATCATTGCCGGGATTAGCCCGCTGGCCCCGCCGACCAGCTATGACGTGACCCGCGTTGCTTATAGCCGCCATGTCGGCAAGTCGGGAATCCCGACATTGAAAGTGGATTATTTCAGCGGGTTTTTGCGGGTGGCGTCTGAGTGGATTTGTCTTGAGCATACCGGCTATGCGCGGCAAAAGGCCGTTAATTGGTATAACCAAAGAACCCCGAATGACTTTGGAATGCCGGTCAGTATTAGTGAGCTGCTGGATTGGATGGATGAAGGATTTGAGTTTACCCAACCCTCCGCCATCCTCGTCCGCGAACCCGTCAACAAATCCGACTTCCCCGAAATCGTGAAATATCTATGGGAGGAATCGAATGAAACTGCTTGACCTTTCCGACCGTCAGCGCCTGGTTTTATCCGCGTTGCGCCGATTCCCGCAAGGTGCAACACGGGCTGAATTGAGCCGCGTCATTCAATCAATTACCCCGTCACAAATCGGCAGTGCATTGAACCGACTGGAAAGCATGGGCCTGATAACCCTTCCCTACACGGCCGGTGAAAGATGGCATATTTCACCGGCCGTGTAGGGAAGGGTTATCAGGCCC